ACTGCTGCGCATCTATGACGGCACACGCCCTGCTCGGGGCGGCACTGCGACCACGCTGCTTGCGGAGCTTACCTGCGGGGCTACGTTTGCCCCTGCGGCTTCTGCTGGGGTGCTGACGCTCAACGCCATCGCGCAGGATCCGAGCGCAAACGCATCGGGCACGGCGACATGGTTTCGCATAGTGCAGTCGGGCGGGTCTAACTTCGTGCTTGATGGCGATGTGGGGACTTCTGGTTCTGACTTGAACCTGACGACGACCACGATTGTTTCGGGGCAGCCGGTGAGTGTTACGAGCTTCGTCATCACTGAGGGCAATTGATCATGGCCACATTTGCAGAACTTGTGACCGCATCGGCTAACAGCGGGCTGGTCGAGAAAATCAAGATCGCCACGCTGGTCGCCGCCGACAACATCCGAGTGGAGTCCACTGGCGCACCTCCTCCACCGGTGCCGGGTTGCTGCTGTACTACGGAGCGATCAGCCCGAGCATCGTGTGCGGCTCCGGGGTGACGCCGCAGTTGACCGCTGGCAACGTTGTGACCGAGGACTGATCCTGTGCCAATCGTATCCAGCACCTTCACCCAAGATGCACACACGCAGCGCGATGGGGGTCGATACGTGCTTGAGCGGCACACCGACGACGCTGGACAGGTGTATCAGGTCGGTCCGTGGGTTGCGCCTGGAGGCATGGATGTGCAGGCCCGCGTGACCGCTCGGGCGGCTGAGATCAACGATCAACTTGCGGAGGCAGAGGCGCAGGCCCTGCTCAACGATGGCGCTTAACCTGCGGCACCAGACGGCGGCACAGTTCGCGGCGCGATTTTGGGAGCGTGCGCGGGATGCTGACCGCATGGAGTTTTCGCGCCTGATGTACTGGCTGACTCGCAGGCTTGTCGCGGGCGACCTGACGGACACGCAGGCACGCAACAGCTTCAATGCGGCATTCGGACGCAGCCTCACCGCGTTGCAATGGACGAACCTGCGTGCAAACCGGATTACCCCTGCGCATGACCGCTGGGCGGCTATCCTGGCGGAAGGGGCGCTCTGATGGCAACGTATTGGGCGCGACCGGGGGCAGCAGGAACAAACGCTGGGACGCAGGCCAACCCGTTCAACGCAAGTCCTGGCGCGTTCGCCGCTGCGCTTGCTGCTGCAACCAGCGCGGGCGATGTCATCCTGTACCACTACGCGGCGTCGGAGGAGTTGGCGGCTGATACGACCTTCACTATCAACGCGGACATCACCATCGCCGCAGTTGACATGGACAGCAGTGATGCGTTGACGCCAATGGGCACGGGGGCATGGATTGGGAACAGCACCACCAATCGCAGCGTTGGCTTGTCTGGTGCTCGCAAGGTCTTGTTTTCCGGCATGACCTTCCGCATTGCTGGCGCGTCTGCCGACTTGCTGACGCCAATCGTTTCAGACGGCGCGGATTACACCTACGAGGGCTGCTACCTTTGGCAGGGTTGCACTTCGTCCAGTGGACACATGGTATTCGGGCGCACTGGCGGCGATGCGAACTGCGCTGTCACGCTGCGCAACACCACGCTGAGGTTCGGCGCGACCGGGCAGCAGTTGCGTCTAGGCGCCCGGATGATTCTGGAGGGCGGCGGGATCAGTTCTGCCGGGTCTGCGCCGACAAGTTTGGTCTTTGGCAACAACGATGCGGGTGGCGCTACCTTTGATTGGCTGGGCGGCGACTTGTCCCACTTGACCGGAAACATGCTGGGGGACTGCACGGTGCAGGCAGTCACTGTGCGTCTGTCACAGTGCAAGCTCGGGGTGTTCCCGCCAACCATTGCCACACAAACAGTTGTCAACCGTGGCAGTGCAGAGGTGTACGCATTCGACTGCGCAACCGGCGACACGCATGGGCTGTTTGCCTATGTCAACCCGCTCGGTCAAGTTTCTAGCGACACGGGGATTTACTTCACATCTGGCGCGGCGGCGCAGTCGTGGAAGATCACCACAACTGCTGCGGCGACATTCAACACGCCGTTTGAAACGCCCTGGTTTGGCTACTACAACACTGTCACGACCGCGATCACGCCCTACCTAGAAATCTTGCGCGACGGGTCTACGACTGCGTACCAAGATGATGAGGTTTGGCTTGATGTTGCGGCCAAGGTGACTAGCGGCAGCACACAGGCAACGCTCTACACCAGCAGAATGACGCTGCTCGGCACGCCCGCAAACAACGCGGCGGGCGCTGGCTTGGGATCGTGGACAGGCGAGAGCGGGACTGCGTGGAGCGGCAAGATTGCGCTCGGCTCCAGCATCACGCCTGCCGAAGTCGGGCATATTCAAGCGCGGATCGTGGTGGGCGAGCCGTCGGTGACCGTGTACGCCGACCCGCAGATCAGGACGTAACCATGGCAACCACCAGCCGCGTCACGCCATGGGGATGGGATCAGGGAGATGACGCCACCAACCAGAGTCGTGTTACCCCTGGAGGGTGGGAACAGGTAGTTGAATACGTGCCACCAACGACAAACCCGACCCTCTCGCTCCCCACTTACGTACCTGGCTCGCTGACATCCTCGGCGTTTCGTCCGCGAGTTACCGCAACCTGGAGCTAACGCATGGCAGACAACACAACCCTCAACCCCGGCACTGGTGGCGATGTCATCGCCAGCGACGACATCGGCGGCGTCAAGTACCAGCGCATGAAACCGGCCTGGGGAGCAGACGGCTCCGCTGTCGACGCGAGCGTAGCCAATCCACTGCCGGTGGCGGCCTATGGCGAGTTAATCGAGGCCATTGAGGCCATGCGGTTTGCGGTGCAGGCTTTAACCCGCTCAATTGGCCAGATGTTGCCCGACACAGCGAACCGGATGCGAGTCAACATCGAAGCCGGGACCCTGCCCACCGTCACGACAGTCGGCACTGTCAGCACCGTCACAACGATGGCAACCTTGACCAATCAAACCCAGATCGGCGGCCTCGCGGCTACCGAGCAAATCCCGTCGCTCATGCGGCTTGGCGCTGACAGCCTGCGCCGTAACATTTCGGTGACCTGATATGGCAACAACCAACGGAAATCGCAAAATCCTCGACCTCAAGCGCTGGGAGTTCTGCACTCCCGTACCGACGGCAACCGTCGCCGGGGCGTTTGTCGCCAGCTCGCGCCACTATCGGCAGCAGCAGCTGTATGTCTCAAGCGCCACGGTGCATCACTTGTACAACCCGCTCGAAGATGCGTGGGTGCAAATCCCCTCTGGCGCTCTTGCCGGAACCTTTGCCGTTGGGGCATGTGGCACGTCAACGTCAGTCGGCCCCTCGGGTACTGCGACGGCGGGCACGACTTCGACCATCACCACGAACTTGACGCTTGCCCGTGACCTGCGCGGCTACAGCATCCACATCACGGGCGGCGGTGCCAACAACGGTGTGACCCTGCCGATCCTGAGCAACACTGTCGGCACGAACTCGGTGATCACCGTCGCAACGCAAGCATCTGCGTTTACAGCCTCGACCACCTATCGACTGCTGACGCCGCGCTGGTACGTCCTCAACGCCATCACAGCGTCGGGCACCACGACTGCGGCGGTGTTCCGCTTTTACGATTTTGCCCTCAATACCTGGACATCGGCCGAAACGGGCGCAACCGACGGCATCGCCCCTGCGGCGGTGATCGGCACTGATTCCAAACTCATCGCCACGCCGTCCTGGGTCGGCTCTGATTACAAGGCATTTGCCACCGGCACGGCCACGGCGGGCGGCGCGTCGACGCTGACCAACTCAGCGAAGACTTGGACGACGAACCAGTGGGCGAACTATCAGGTCCGCATCGTGTCAGGCACGGGCGCAGGCCAGATCCGCACCATCAGCAGCAACACCGGCACCGTGCTGACGACCTCGGCGGCGTGGACAACGCAGCCCGACGCTACGAGCGTGTACAACATCGAGGGCAACGACGACTTCATCTACTACCTCGGCAGCAACGCCGTCACGCTGTATCGCTATTCAATCAGCGGCGGCACATGGACAACCTTGTCCCCGACCGCCGCCCGTGCCGCCGCCCCCGGCGTTGGAATGTCTGCGCATTGGGTTTATGAGGCAACGGATGCTGCATGGACAAACGAGTCGGACATCCGCAACGGGCGGTTCATCTACAGCTTTCGCGGAACCGCTGGTGCCGTGCTCGACCGCTACGACATCGCGCTCAATACGTGGGCCAGCGCACTCACCTACGCACCGTCAACAGAGGTTTTCGGCGCGGGAAGCAAATACGTCTACCGCAAAGACTGGATCTACGCGCAGAAGGACGCCACGGGCCGATGGTTCCGCTACAACGTGGTGACCAACGAGCAGGATGGCTGGTCGACAATGACTTACACACAGGGCGCAGCAATCGCTGGCGACACGGCGTTCGATGTGCATTACAAGGACGGCGCGACCACGATTGACTACGTGTACATGCTCCTCAACACCAGCACGGTGTTGTTACGCGCACAGGTGGTGTGAAATGACTATCGCTCAAATCATCGAGATGCTCAAGCGCAGGCTAATCAATTTGAGCCAGCTTCGCACCAGTGCTGCCGACCTGGGCGACTTGGACCGGGTGTCCATCATCGACGCGGAAATCGCGGAAACGCAGAACACCCTTGCCGCGCTAGAAACGCTGTAAGCCATGCTGCTCACGCTACTGCAGCTCAACCTGCAGTCTTCCGCGCAATACCAGGCATACTGGATCGCGCACGCCGCCGCGAGTTGGCCGGGTGTGCCAACCGGCGCACAGATCAAGGCTGGCAACCTCTCCAACTCATCGCCCGCGAGCTACAGCGGCAGCGAGCCTGTCACCAACAGCAGCACGGGCACACGGACGATTGACGAGATCACGGCAATCACCGGGCTGTCGGCCAACACAGCGTACACCCTGGCGTGGGTGGTGTGGGACAGCGTTGCAGATACCTACAGCAATGTTGTTGTCGGCGATGTAACAACGGATGCGGCTGGTGTTACCGGGACACTTGCGGTAACCAACGCTAACGACACATCTGCGGCGAGTGGAACAACGACAGTCGTCGGAACGCTGGCCAGGACAAACGCGAACGATGCGGTAAGCGCAAGCGGGACGACAACGGTTGTCGGAACGCTGGCAAGAACGAACGCTAATGACAGCGTAGCGGCGTCAGGCTCTGTCGGCGGCGCTGTATCGGGAACTGTTGCGTACACAAACGCGAACGACACCAGCGCAGCAAGCGGAACGACAACAGTAACGGGAACTGTCGCAAGGACGAACGCAAACGACAGCGTTGCGGCTAGCGGCGCGGCGGGTTCTGTAACGGGAACCGTAGCGGTAACGAACGCCAATGACTCGGTAAGCGCGTCTGGCACTGCTGGCGGGCTACAGGACACGCACGACGGCTTCTGGCGCAAGCAGTGGAAGAAGATCAGGGAGCGCGAGAAGAAGAAAATTCACGCCGAACTGATCGAAGAGATCGAAGAGCAGATTGAAGAGGTAAAAGCGGTTCAAGTAGTCGCAGCAAAAGCAATCGCTAAAGCGCAGTACATGCCCGACTACTCGGAGCAGGCGCGAATCATTGCGGCATTGATAGCACGGCGACAGGAATTGATCGAGCAAGAAGACGAAGAGCTATTGCTTCTACTCTAAGGACACATCATGGCAGGATCAGTAGACATCACCGGACGGCAGTATTACACCTTCGGCATCGGGCATAAGTCCGCGCAGCCTCAAGGGCTGATGGAAGTGGGCACGATGGATGACCTTTACGCCTCGCTGGTGGCTGCGAATACCGCCTAATCCCATCCCCTGCCGGTAAACCCATGAAAAAAGTCTACGTACAAGACCCCGTAACCCTTGAGCTAATCCCAAAGGAAGAATACCGCCGCCGCGAACCCGTAGCGCCGATGATCATGCCCGACATCAAGGGCTATCAGAGCATGCAGACGGGCGAGTGGATCAGTTCGCGCTCTCAGCATCGTGAACACCTGAAGCAGCATCGGCTGATCGAGATCGGCAACGAAAAGCAGGTAAACAAGCCTCGCGGACTAGACCGCGCAGGCATCCGCAAAGCCGCAGAGCAGGCGGTGATGAGGTACTGGAAAGACTGAGGCTGGCCGGACGCAGCAACAGGGCACCTTCGGGTGCTTTTTTTACGTCCAAACAAAAGGAATGAGCATGGAAGGTGACTTGGCAACCCAAGAAACCCAACAAGAACCGCAAAACCTGCGCTCGGTGTTGGAGTCGGCCCTAGACAAGCAGGAGGCGCCTGAAGCGCAAAGCGCAGCGCCTACGGAAACAGCGGCAGAAGCCCGCGCACGCGATGAGGCAGGGCGGTTCGCTGCCAAGCCGGAAGAGGCAAAGCCTGCCGAACAACTCCCCGAAAAGCGCCC